CTTCTGGTGACACATCTGCTCAAGCTTCATATGTAACAAAATATGAAGTAAGCGACAATGTTCAGGGAACAACTAATGATCGTGTATCAACAGTTGACCAAGTTGTAGCCCAAATTAAATCAAGAAATCTAAATTCAAGTTATGGTGCAACATACTATCCTTGGGTACAGATTGCTGATTCAAACAGCGGAAAGATTTTAGCAATTCCTCCGTCAGTTGTTGCTCTTGGTGCTATGTCTTACACAGACGCAGTACAAGCTCCTTGGTTTGCTCCAGCAGGATTTAACCGTGGTGGACTATCAACTGGAAATGCTGGCGTTAATGTTGTCAATGTTCTAAAGAAGCTTTCTTCTGCCGACAGAGACAAACTATATCCAGTAAACATTAATCCAATTGCTTCATTCCCAAATGAAGGGATCGTAATCTTCGGACAAAAGACTCTACAAGCCACTCCAAGTGCCCTTGATAGAATCAATGTTCGTAGATTAATGCTCTACATTAAGAGAGGAATTAATCAAATTTCCACATCAATATTGTTTGAGCCAAACGTTGAAGCAACCTGGAACAACTTTAAGGATCAGGCCGAACCATTCCTCGCTGATGTTAAGGCAAGATTTGGTCTAACTGATTATAAATTAATTCTTGACTCTACAACAACAACTCCTGACTTAATTGATCAAAACATCATGTATGCAAAGATCTACTTAAAGCCAGCAAGAGCAATAGAGTTTATCGCAATCGACTTCTTTATCACAAAGACAGGCGCACAATTCCCAGCTTAATAGGAGATAATTAATTATGCCAAATGCAGTAGCACCACCAACAGCAATGTTTTGGGCAAATGACAAGAGAGGTTTAGATCCAAAAAGATCTCACAGATTTATTCTGTATCTAAACGACGTACCTTCTTATTTCGTTATGTCAACTGGCGTGCCAACAATGTCGGTTGGACAAGGTGGATCACATAAATTCTTAGGGCACGAATTCAAGTTTCCTGGGAGTGTAAAGTGGGAAGGCGATATATCTGTAAAGTTAGTTGATACAATTGATATTAACATGGCTAAGAAGTTTTCTGATTATATTAGAAAAGCTGGTTATGTATATCCGTCAACGTTCAGTGAATCATCAGCAAGCCCTAATTTCTTTAGAAAAACAATTTCTAAGGCGAAGTTTCCCTTTAATCAAATTAAGATACAAAGAATAGATGCAGAGGGAGCCATTTACGAGTCTTGGGTTTTAAATAATCCTTGGATTTCTAAAGTAACATTTGGTAATGCTTCGTACACAGAAGAAAAATTATTGGAAGTTGACGTATCATTTACCTATGACTGGGCTGAACTAAGAGACGGAGATTCAGGAAATCCTCCGCCACCACCAGCTTAATAGGAGGTCTGTATGCCTCTTTTTTATGATAAATCTTCTTTAATAACAGCAAAGCAGGCACAGCAATCCCACAGATTCGTTTTAAGAGTCGGCGGGATTGATTCTGCCTTAATAAAAAATGTAACTGTTCCATCGTATACAATTGAAACAAAAAAATATTCTATGTTAGAATATGAGTTTTCTTATCCAACAAAAGTAAAATGGAGTGGAAAAGTATCTTTTGATATTATCCAGATGTTAGAAAAAGATACTTTTTATTCTTCTATTGGATTTTTTATGTCAAAATTATATAACTCTAATTATTACGCGAGTCCTATGGGAATAGGCTCTGGCGAAAGAGATGTTATTCTTCCTAATTCTTTTTATAAAGTAAAAGATAATATTGTAAACTTTTTTGAATTAGGGCTAAACTCAGGTTATCAAAGAACAAGAGACGAAGGAACTGTTTTAGAAATATCAAAACAAAAGCTTGGAGCTATCTTGGGAATTGTTAAGATTGAAACTTTAGACGAAGATGGCAATATATATGATAGTTGGAAACTAAATGGTGCATTTATAACGTCAGTTACTCCAACAAATTTAACATATGAGAATGAAACTATTTCTACAATTAAGGTAGAATTAAGTTATGATTGGGCAGATTACGGATTCCGTGGAGTTTATGCGGAAGAAGATTCTGTCAAAAGAATTTTTGGACTTTAATTAAAAGAGGTATAAATGAGTAATTTAAATAAGTTTGGCTTACCAAGTGGTCTTGGTGGAGTTTCTAATCATTTTTCAAGAACAACAGGAGTTTATGAGCCTCCTACTGATTTTGTAGAATTACCATCACAAGGTAAATTTTATTCAAAAGATTCTCCTCTGTTTGGTGTTGATAAAGTAGAAGTAAAGTTTATGACAGCAAAAGAAGAAGATCTACTTGTTTCACCAAGTTTAAACAAAGCAGGATTAGCTTTAGACCGAGTAATAGAATCTTTGTTAATTGACAAGAGGATTAAAGCTAAGGATTTATTAATTGGTGATAAAAATGCCATTCTAATTAATGCAAGAAAGAATGCTTTTGGTGAAAATTATGAATTTGGATATATGTGTGCAAAATGCGGATCAGAAAATAAAACAACAAAAAATTTAAATGATATATCAATTAAAGATATAAAAGATGAAGAAGCAAATATTACAGAAAATGGAACTATTTTAATTAAATTACCCAAGTCGGGCGTTAATGTTGAATTAAAATTCTTAAAGGGAGAAGATGAATTAGAGATAGAGCAAATCTTGGAAAAAAGAATTAAAAATAATTTACCAGCAGAAGCTCTTTTAACAAGATATAGATATATGTTTGTATCTATAAACGGCAAGGATGAACAAGAAAATATAATTTCTTTTATTAATTCTATGCCCATAATGGATTCAGCATACTTAAAAAAGAAGTATACCGAACTAAGCCCAGATATACAATTTACTTATTCTGCTGATTGCGAAAAATGCGCACACACAAACGAGGGAGGTGTGCCGATCACGGCAAACTTTTTTTGGCCCGAATTATGATTATATAAAAATACCTCAAGAGTATTTACAAGTAGTTTATGAAAAAATATATTTAATGAAAACTCATATGAATTGGAGTTTTGAAGAGATATATATGCTACCCATACAATTAAGAGAGTGGTTTTTTGATAAATGGTTAGAGGAGAATAGCAAAAATAAAGAAGCGCAATAATTATTGTATGGGAGAATTTTAAATGGCCAATCCATCATCACCAAATTCAACAGAGCCTCTTATCAAAGGAGCAGACGCTATAGAAGTAGGAGCTTATGCTACTGCTATTGGTACAGTTGGCGAAAAAGCTCTTGGGGCAAATACTGCTCTTGGAAATCTTTTTGGTTCTGTTAAAACTCTTGGTGGTGCTTTTTTAGAATATGGCGGTGTAACAAAACAATTACAAAGTAATATTGAAATATTAAGTACGCTTATGAAAGGAGATTTTAATAAAGCCGTAACTGATCTTACTTCAAAATTAAAAAGTCAAATTACAGCTTATCAAGCACTTGATGTTCAATTTGCTCAACTTGGTAAGGGAGAAAATTCTAAAGCATACATAGAAAACATTAGAAAACAACAGTATGATGCAGGACGACTTGGCATAACTTTAGAGGATTTAGTGGGAGTTAATCAAAAATTATTAACTTCATATACTGGTGCGATTCCTTTAACTCAAAGACAAGCTTCTGCATTTGAGAGTAATAGCAAAGAACTTGGAATACTTATAAATTTTTACGGAAAGCTTGGAGTATCTCAAGAAGAAAGTATAAAAGTTTTTAATACATTTAATAATACAATGGTTGGTGGAGTCAGAGAAGCACAAAGATTTTCTGATTCTTTGGCTATTTTTGCTCAGACAACTGGCATGAGCGCGAATAAAGTATTCCAGGATTTTAATGCAAATATAGATAGATTTTCCGTACTTGGATCAGAAAAGGCTGCAGCTTCTTTTCAAAAACTTGAAATGGCTGCAACAAGATTAGGAAAGAATGTTGGTGACGTTATAAAAAGTATAGAAAAATTTGATGATATTGAAACAGGATTTCAAACCGGTGGTCAATTAAACCGTGTTCTTTCGTTTATGGGCGGATCATTTGATACCTTTAGAGCTATGCAAGCAAGCGATGAAGAAAGAGCACAAATGTTATATCAAGCAATTTCTAAGGTGTCTGATAATTACCAGAATCTTCAGACTACAGCAGCAAAAAGAGGATTTGCAAAACAAATAGCAGAATCTGCAAATATGGATTTATCAACCGTTCTTGGTCTGTTAAATAAATCAACAAATGTTGCAGAAGATTTATCAGAAATATATAAGAAACCACTTGTTTCAGAAGAATTTTCTGACAAAGGAAGAGAAAGAGCTGCAATAAGATTATCAACCACCGAACAACTTGCAAAAATACAAGGGCAAATGTTTGATTTAAATCCTCTTGTTGCAAGATTATCTGACGATATGAAAGCAAA